ATATTTACGCTGACTTTTTAACTGAAAAAGAAATTACTTCAATCCTTGATAACAAAGACATTTGGATGGATGGAGACGAGGTTATTAAACGCTTAAAGAAAAAGGTCAAAAAACTTAAGAGCAACAGAAAGGAAGATTCAGATGAGTGATGAAAGATATGTAGTAGTAACTGCAGTTTCAACTCATAGGATGCGCTATGCTATTCCTATGAGCGAACTTCAAAAATTAAATCCTGAAATAGATATTACAGATAACCCTGCAATTCAAATTGAATGGGCTAAAGATGCTGTTACCATGGAAGAAGTAAAAGATTTTTCACAGGATCATTTGGGCGAGCAAATTGTTGATACTTTTATTTTAGACGAAGAACGAGTATTGCAATTGTTTGACCGTGATAATGATTATCTAAAATCATGGACTAAAGAGCAAAAGCTTAAGTATATTCATGAGTGGAAAGATGACTACACATGGAACAACAAATGATAGTTCAAATTGTTGGGTATGGGTTCGTTGGTAAGGCACATGCATTAGCATTAGCAGGTGGAAACCGATCTGTACGAGTCTATGATCCAGCAAAGCATTATAATCATTGGAATGATGATGCTGATTGCTATATAATTGCTGTCAGTACTCCACAGGCAAAAGACGGTTCTTGTGATATGAGAAACGTTTTTGAAATCATTGAAATTATAATGGAAAGAAATCCTACAGCTCCTATTCTTATTAAGTCAACTATTAGCCTTGAAGGTTGGCGATTAGTAACTAGGGCGTACAAAAAAGCAAAACTCACATTTTCACCAGAATATTTACGGGCTGCCCATGCTATGGAAGATTTTAAAAATCAAAAGCGTGTTGATGTTGGTGGTGGCGATACTGGGTTTTGGTGTGGTTTACTTTCAGAGGGATTAGGAATTCCTGTTGAAACTAAAAATCCAGAGTCTTTAATTTTGACTAAATACTTTTGTAATTCCTTTTTAGCTACTAAGGTGGCGTTCTTTCAGCAAATACATGATATGTGTATTGCCGCTAATGTAGATGCTAATGATGTATTAACGTATGTTTCAGATGATCCGCGAATTGGTAAAAGCCATACATATGTAAGTTCAGTTGATAAAGGTTTTGGCGGGCATTGTTTACCCAAAGATGTATCCGCAACGATTTCCACAGCAATGGAACATGGATACGACTTGTCAGTTTTAAAAGAAGTTATGGAATATAACGAAAGGTTACAAAATGAAAAAAATAATATATGATAATTTCTGTGAGGTGACTAGTACTCGGACTGACGTCACTGTTGAGGTTGAAGCTGATAACATGAGGCCTGGCGTTTCGTTTGAGGCTTATGTTGCAAATAATAAAATCAAAATGAAATGGAATGGTAAAGTCTATGTTGGTAATGTGTCTGGCATGGAATTTACATCGAAAGGGCCGAGAGAACTATGAGAGTAGGATTTACTTGTTCGGCTTTTGATTTGCTCCACGCAGGTCATGTTCAAATGTTGCGTGAAGCAAAAGAGCAATGTGACTATTTAATTTGTGGGTTGCAGACAGATCCGAGTGTAGATAGAAAAGAAAAGAATAAACCAATTCAAACTGTAGTTGAACGATATACACAGCTTAAAGCATTATCGTATGTTGATGAAATTATTCCATATAATACTGAAGAAGACTTAAAAGACTTGTTGACATTATACACAATTGATGTTAGAATATTAGGAGTGGAATATAAAACTCAAGAGTTTACTGGCAAAGATATATGCCAAAAACGTGGAATTGATTTATATTTTAATAAACGTGATCATCGCTTTTCCACAAGCGATTTAAGAAAGAGAGTTTGTAATGACTGATGGACCATTTAAAAGCGCGTTTGACGCTGATACTGACGGTGTTGTTAGGCGCGAAATTGTTTCATACCGTATGAAAAATGGTATGATGATAAAAGAAACCGCATGCCGTGATTACTATAAATCTGGTGATTACCATGATAGCATATCAACACAACCTTTGGCGGTACGATAAGATGTCTAAACTACCAGAAGGCAGAAAGCCACTTACAATGAATGATTTAGCTTCACTCGATATTATGAAAAACGATATTTACGATACCACTGAAATAAGAGCAAAAGATAGTGATATGGAAATCTTCTTACATGATTTAGCTCGTAAAGAAAACAGCGACTTTATTCGTAGGGTCGCTGATCGTTTTGCTGAGTTGTCAAAAACAGCTCATAACCGTAAACATTGGACAGGACACGAGTAATGAGTATTCATCTTTGGGCTATTTACGTAATCACAGCACTTGAGGGTGGTGACTATCAATATACACATATTAAATCGTATGAAGATAGAATGAAATGTGAAATCAACGCATCAGTTTTTGTAGCTCATTACGAGCCTTGGGCTGATAACGAAACTGTAGAGTGTTTAAAGGTTGAGGAATGAAAAAACGTTTTATATTTGATGTGGATGGTACGTTAACACCTAGCAGACAAGCAATGGATCCAGAGTTTAAAGTCTGGTTTCTCGATTTTATGAAACGAGAAAAAGTTTGGCTTGTAACAGGCTCGGACTATCCAAAAACCGTTGAGCAACTTGGTAAAGATATTTGTGAAAATGTCGTTACATGTTATAGCTGTAGCGGCAACCAAACTCGTTTTCTTGGTAAGGTGGTAAACGCAAGTTCATTTGATCCTGATCCGTCGCTTACAACTCTATTGGAAGGTTGGCTCCAGTCAAGTCCTTTTCCTCTTAGAACTGGTAATCATATTGAAAAACGTGTAGGTACTTGGAACTTTAGTGTTGTGGGTAGAAATGCTGATACAGAACAAAGGGCTGAGTACGTTGAATACGATAAGCTAAACCGTGAGCGTGAAAGCATCGCATATCAAATTAATTCTGAGTTTAAAAATATTACCGCAACTGTAGGTGGTGATACTGGTATTGATATATACAATACAGGTAGCGATAAAAGCCAAATTTTAGATGACTTTAATAATGGTTCCGACCATATTGTTTTCTTCGGTGATAAGACAGAAATCGGTGGAAACGATTATCCACTTGCAAAAGCAATTAAACATCCAGGCAAAACTTATCAAGTTAACGATTGGAAACATACATGGAAAATTCTGAAAGATTTACAATGACACAAGAACATTATCACGAATATATGCTACGTCGTACCAAAGAAGTAAATACACGAGAAACAAAATGGGACAACCGATTTATGGAATTGGCCGAAACAATTTCTAATTGGAGCAAAGACCCGTCAAGCCAAATAGGTGCAGTCGCTGTTAACGATGAACGTCGTATTTTGGCGACAGGATATAATGGTTTTCCAAAGGGTATTTGTGATACAGAAGAACGTTTATCTAATCGCGATGAAAAATATCCACGTATCGTACATGCTGAAATGAATGCTTTGATGAATGCTCTATACGCTGGTGTGTCACTGAAAGATGCAACACTATATGTTTATGGATTACCCATTTGCCCAGATTGTACTAAGTGTGTTATTCAAGCAGGTATTAAACGTGTGGTATTACCGAATTATGAAACTGCGCCAGGTAACTGGTTAGACATTTGGAATGAAAGATCATTACCAATGTTCAAAGAAGCCGGGGTTTTGGTATGTTTACTATAGAAATGGACTGGGACGAAACTGCTATTACGATTTTAGATCCAGACGGCGAATACGAGGATTTACAAGTTATCGCGTATGATGACATTGTTTATATGCGACAATGGGATGAGGATATACAGAGATTTATTCTCATGTCGTTTTCTCCTAAAATGTTCTTATCACTTATGCAATCGTTTAAGCTTCCTGAAGGTGCTTATATGTTAAAAACGGAGGACGAACTATGATTAAGGTTTATGGAAAACCAAACTGTGCTTTCTGCACAAAAGCAAAAAACCTATTAGACCAACGCAATTTAGAATATGAATACAAAGATGTTTCTTTAGTGCAAAATATGACTGAACTTAAAGAAGCATATCCACAAGCCAAAAGCGTACCGCAAATTTGGGTCAGTGGAACTTATGTTGGTGGCTACAATCAATTGGTATCTTACTTAGAAGATACAGGATATAACGGTACTGGTTTCACACTTTAATTCAAAATAATTTCAAAAAAGTGAAATTAACTGTTGACATTGCCTTTAAAATAATATAGATTAATTATATCAAATAAAGGAATCATATTATGTCATATCAAGTTGAACTCGACATTTCATCAGAACCCACACACGACGAGGTTGTACAATTTGCAATTGAACATGGTTGTACCACTCAGCTTATAACGGCTAATGGCCCAGCTGGTGGCAACCCACTTTATCTTTTCAAATCTGAATCATTCGACATGCTCCAGGAATTGTTTGAGCAAGTTATGGGTCACGGCCACGGCTTTGACGAAGAAGAACTTAAAACTATGTTTGTGGAGGTATAATAATGATTGAGCAATTGGAATTCGCAAAACGTTTACGTGGCTTGGCTCGTCGCTCAGATAACTTTAGCAAAGATCGTCAAGATATCCTTGAGGAAATTATTATGATGGCTGAGCATTATGAAACTTGGGCTGAACGCATTGAAAAGCAAATGGAAATGGAGGCAGCTTAATGTCTATGCATTTAGTACGTGGAGTACAAGTCCACGGTAAATCAAAAATTAAAAAGAAACCAGGTTGGCAAAAAGCTCAAGCTGAGCACAACGCGTTTCTTAAAAGCATGGGTATCGACCCAGATAAAAAACCATCTAAGCAGAAAGGGAAACCACTTGAAACGCAATCGAATGACGTACACCGCGAGGGCCGCTCAATCCCGACGTCGGATGTTATCCCGGCAAATGCAGCGGCTAAACAACGAAATGAATACACGGGCGACTACATCGTCGGTATCGCAACAATGCACAAATCAAACATGGTCCCAGTCGGCCGCGGAGACGATCCAAAAGCCTACGCGCAAATGAGGAGAGGATAATGGAAATTAAAACTGATTTCATTGTTGACGATGAAGACATTACGTTTTCAAGTAAAGTTAGCCGATTTGAAGTTATTGATAACAAAGGTCGTGCCTACGTTAAATACAACGTTAAAGACATTTCATTCCAAATACAAGATGATGGTACAACTATGAAAGTATTCCTTAAATACGAAGAGGAAGAGGAGATTTGTAATGACTGAGAAAGTAATATATGGAATTGCTATTACAATCGGTGTTGTATTAGTTGGATGGTATTTGATCCATATTTGGTCTGATTGCTTGGAAGAAAACTCTGTATTTACATGCATGAGGATGTTGAATAAATAACTCTATTAATATGGAGTTATTTTATGTGGATTTACAAAGGGGAAGAATTTACCTCTGAAATGATTGAAGATTGGATTGGATTTGTGTATATCATTACAGACAAATCTACTGATATGAAATACGTAGGCAAAAAGCTATTAGTTTCAAAAAGAAAACTTCCACCACTCAAAGGTAAAACTCGTCGCCGTTCTGTTGTTAAAGAAACAGATTGGAAAAAATATTATGGTTCATCAGAACAAGTCCAGCAATTAGTTGAGGATAAAGGTGCTGATAACTTCCATAGAGAAATTTTAACTCTTTGTAAATCAAAAGGAGAACTTGGTTACCTCGAAGCCAAATATCAATTTGAACATGATGTCTTGTTGAGAGACGATTATCATAATGGAATTATATCATGCAGAATTCACAGAAATCACGTAAAAAGCTTAAAAAACAGTTGACATTCTTTTAAAAGTATTATATATTAGATATAAATGAAAAGGAGAATGTTATGATTGTAACTCGTACAAGTGTACTAACTGGCAAAGTTCGTACTCGGAATATACCCGTAAAACAACGCGATCTTGACTTGTTTGAAAAAGGCTATGCATCTATACATGATGCGATGCCTTATCTCGACTCGTCAGATCGCGAATTTATTTTGTGTGGTATCACAAATACAGAGTTTAAATATGCTTTTTCAAAGCAGTTAAAAGAAATCATTTCAGATGATTTTGGAGTTAAGTTTTGATAGTACTATTTAATGGACCTCCCCGTTCAGGTAAAGATGCTGGAGCTGATTACTTCAAGAAAAACTATGGATGGAAACATCTGTCTTTCAAATATCAATTGTACAAAGAAACGTGCAAATACTTTGGATGTGATTACAAATGGTTTATGGAAAGATACGATGATCGTTCTGTAAAGGAAGTTCCTCACGTAGATCTAGGCCATATGTCTTGTCGTGAAGCGATGATTTATGTTTCAGAACAAATTGTTAAACCTAAACGTGGTTTAGATTATTTTGGTCAATTAGTTGCAAACGAAATTGACTTAACAAAAGATTATGCTATATCTGACGGTGGGTTCGTAGATGAGTTGATACCCGTTGTGGAAAAAGTTGGATCAAAGAATTTTGTATTAGTTCAGCTTACACGCGACGGTGAAGATTACTCGTCCGACTCACGTAGATATTTCCAAGGAAGTCGTATCGAACATGAGTATGTTCTTGGAAATAAATATACAGAAATAGACAACAAATATGTATTACCTCAAGTGTTTGATGTTAACATGTATAGAATACACAATAATGGTTCTCTACAGGATTTTAATAACACACTTGAAAAAATATACAAATCAATTCAAACTAATGTAAAAACAATGGAGACTTTATAATGGATATTAACGCGATTGATAAAACATTCGTAATTGGAGCACTCAAAGAAAAGGTATGCAAAATCGTATTTACCAAGAAAAATGGCGAAACGAGAATTATGCATGCAACTTTGAATGAGGCTATGTTACCAAAACAAATCGATATTGAAGAAGCAATTCAGAAAAAAGAAAAAAAGCCAAACCCAGATGTATTAGCTGTGTATGATGTTAACGCGCCAGGTTGGCGATCTTTTCGGTGGGATTCCGTAACAGATTTTAACGCGGAGTTTAATGTCTAATGAGTATGATTTATAAAGGCGACGTGGTAGAGTCTGAGCTGTCTGCTAATTCAATTGGTGGTACTGAGATGATGCGTCAACGCCTACTCGATAACGTCAATAGAGAGCTCTTAGAGGGCTTCGCTATTCACTTCTCGCGCCCACGGGATATTCCTACAGATGTAAAAAACATCATGTATTGCCACGACTTGGCAGGCGATCCTGAAAACAAAGTTTTGTTAGATGGTGGGTGGGAAAAGTTTGAACACCTAGTTTTTGTATCAAATTGGCAACGAGACCAATACATTATGAGATTTGGAATTCCTTATTCTAAATGTTCAGTTATTCCAAACGCGATAGAAACTCGATATGATATAGAAGATAAACCAAAATCAAAAACTATCCGTTTTGTATATCATACAACACCTCATCGTGGACTTGAGCTCGTGTATCCTATTATTGATGCATTATCAAAAGAATATAAAAACATTCACTTGGATGTATACTCTTCGTTTGCTATCTATGGATGGCCACAAAGAGACGATCCATATGTTGATTTGTTTACAAAAATTCACAACCATCCGAATATGACCTATCACGGGTCAATTCCAAATGAAGATGTTATTGAGGCGCTGAAAAAGTCTCATATCTTCCTTTATCCAAACATTTGGCAAGAAACATCATGTATAGCACTTATTGAAGCTATTAGATGTAGCTTATTGTGCATCCATCCAAACT